AGGAGCAAAGCAAGACTGAACTTAGCTTCGATAAGGACGGGAAAGTTTTGATGAAAAGTGTGGATGATGACAACTATTTTTATATTGATCAAAAGAATAGTAAAATCGAAATGCAAGGAAAGGATAAGATAATACATCAATCAGAAAAGCCAGAACATTCTGTAAGAATAGATAAAGAGCATGTTCACATCAGGTTTGAGGATAATAGAATATGGGTCGATAAAAAGGGATGCTGGTCGTCTAAGCCAATTCAAGTAAGACAGGATCCATACGACGAATGAGAACCTACGGTCGTACGCAAGACGTTCTTACTGGCAAGAAAACGTGGCACGTTGTCGTTACTGACGCCAACGGGTTCAATGATTCTGTTTACCTTACAGATCTTGCTCAGGTCTGCAAACTAAATCTTGGTGAGAGTCCATTCTTTGCAGACTGGGGAATCCCGGCCCATGAATCGGTCGTAACTCAGATATTCCCAGATCTATATATGGCACGAATCCAAACAAGATTTGCACCGTTCTTTGCCTCGTGTATCGTAACCCCTGCTCCTATAGAACAAGGAGATCGGGACAGTTTAACACTACAGGATGGGAGACCAGCGCCAAGATACAATATCAGTGTGCTGACACACTATGGAGCTAGGATCGGCATACGGGTCCGTTCTGATTATCCTATGGAGCAACCAATCTAATGGCCGTTCTCCCTCTTGTTATGACCCCACAGGGGCTTCAACCGGCATCTCCTTCAGACTTGCGTGCAACTCTGGTTTCGTTGGTCGCTGCAACAGTACCAGACTACACAGCAAATCTTCCTGGTTCATTGATTGAAGATATTGCAAGCACAGACACGTTTGCTCTGGTTGAAACAGACAGTTTTCTTGTTGACTTGGTTAACTCAGTAACGCCATATGGTGCGAATGCTTTCTTGCTCAATCAATTAGGTGTTCTCTACGGAGTAGATAAACAGCCGGTGACGAATACCTCTGTCTATGTAGTATTCACTGGACCTCCCGGCTATGTAATCGCGCAAGGATTTGTTGTTTCGGACGGAACATATCAATACGTTTGCCAGAATGGGGCAATATGTGGTATAGATGGTTCTACAGACCCTATCTATGCTCTAGCAACGATTCCTGGGGCTTGGGAAGTACTGCCGAATACCGTTGTCCAAATGGCAACATCTGTCCCAGCAGACGTTCAGTTAACTGTGACTAATCCGGTGGATGGAATCCCATCCATGTCTGGTGAACCTATCGGTGTCTTTAGAGAACGTGTCTTCACAGCAGGGTTAGCTGCGTCAACTGGGATGGCAAGGTACCTGAAGACACTGGTAGGGAATGTTCCTGGTGTTCAAAATCGCCTTGTAGCTGTTCAAACAGATGGTGATCAGTTTATCATCATAGCTGGTGGTGGTGATCCCTATAAGGTTGCCAGAGCTATTTGGGAAGCCGATTTCTATACTCTTGGACTTTCTGGTGCCACGATCCGTATAGCCGGGATAGAAAATACTAATCCTATTCGCATTACGACTGCGAATAACCATAACCTACAAGATGGAGATTATGAGTTAATCACCAATATTGTAGGAGGAATGGGAAAGTTGAATAATGCTAGATACTACATTCAAAAGAATGGGGATAAAGTTCTATCATTATTTAAGGACCAAGCTCTAATGCAACCGGTTGATGGTACAGTGATGGGGACTTATCAGTATGGTGGTATGTTGACCCCTAACCCGATCAACCAGTATGTTTCTATAGCAGATTATCCTGACGCCTATGTTATTCCATTCGTATTACCACCACAGGAAGTTGTGGATATTGTAGTCACATGGATTACAGATTCACCAAACTTCATATCTCCAGATGCTATTGCTCAGGCAGCAGTCCCTGCAATTGTGGAATATATCAACTCTCTGCCAGCGGGTACCACTCCAATTAACCTCAATGTGTTGAATAAGGTATTTTTAGATGCTGTGTCAGATATCCTGGTTGGAGAATATGTTATTGATCTAGAGTGGCAAATATCTATTAATGGTATAGGAGCATTACCAGTAGCAGGGACTCAAGTTATCTTTGGAGATCCTTTTAGCTATTTCTACACTCAGAACGGCCAGATCAGTATTATTAGAGAATTGGCATAATGCAACGTCTTCAGGCAGGGTTCACAACTTTAGTACGCGAAGGAGGTTTCGCGGTAAAGGTTGCGGATTCAACCATTGGTATCATCGGTGGACTTGTTGTAAATCCTTTATTAGCTCGAGATCAAAATCTTGCTATCGCAGAATCATTATATGTCAACCTGTTAAATCCTCCTGCCGCCAATCTTAGCATACCAGGAACTATTGAACTATTTCCTGGGCAATGGTTTCTAGTTCCTCCAGAATCTAATGTTTGGGTCTGTTCTGCAACTGGTGGGCATAGGTTCACTGCATTCTTCACTTCGCCTTTTGAACCTGATTATCCCCCTGAAGTAGTTCCCGGCCAACCTGGGAGTGGTACTGGAGCTATAGCTGCGGAGCCGGGAGCTGCACCATTCCCGCCTCTATCAGTTACGGGAATGACAACTGTTATTCCATCCTATTTATATCAACAATACTCTGATGATGATGATTTGCAGGGTTGGTGCGAATGCCAAAATTTGATGCAGCAGGATTATGTTGATACATTCAATGCTCTAAATCTACCAATTTATCCTGGTCCAATTGTTTCTGGTGCATTGCTTGATTGGGTTGCTCGCGGTGTATATGGGATGTCACGTCCAGCTCTTCGGACTGGTATTCCACAAGTTATGGGTCCATTAAATACCTACGGACCCAACTGGCTTGTTCCAATGTGGCAAGAGGTTGGGCCACATGAGTCTATCAAGTTTGCCTTGAACGTATGGATGTTAGTGGGTCCCGGTAACGTCGTTATTGCAAATGATGATGTTTACCGTAGGATCTTAACATGGCACTTCTATAAAGGTGACGGGAACTACTGGTCTGTTCGATTCCTCAAGCGCCGTGTTTGGCGGTTCTTATATGGAAAAGATGGCTGGTCTTCGGACTTTGCCATTGATCCAATGACTGGTACAGAGCCCAAGCCTCCACATTATCTTGCAGAACCAGACGACGCATTCATTGCAGACACCCGGCAAATTAGCGTGACTTTAGGAGCAAATCGAAACGTCACAATTCGGTTTGTATTAGGAAAACGAACAGTATCTTTTGGAGCAATGTGTAATGCGTTTGGACCTAATGGATTTGAACCGGCTTTTGGCGTGTCTCCACCTTGGGATATAGGAACAGATACTTCACCAGGACCAACTTCTATTCCTGGGCCAAATGGCATAGACTTAAATACTATTGAAACTTCTTACGAGGTATATCCACCACTACCGTTCATGTCTATCTTTAAGGAAGCATTGGACTGTGGTGTCTTAGAAATGCCATATCAATGGAACGCCACTTGCACGATAGGGTAGGGACATGCCAGAGCCTCTCGTTGTCGCCCCAGAATCTCATATGCTGTGGTCGAATAATGCTTCCAGCACTATTTCTGGGAGTATCACAGCTTCGGACACCACTGTCGTGCTGGCAGCGGGAACAGGACAATGGTTTCCACAGCCATTGAATCCTGGAGACTTTTTCAAAGCAACCCTTTACGACCAGCAGACTAAGACCGTGAATGAGATCATTCATGTCACTGCTAGAGGAGCACCTCCCAACAATAACCCAGATGAATTAACCATTGTCCGTGGCCGGGAAAACACCACACCGCGAGCTTGGACAGCCGGTGATATTCTCGCTAACCTGATTACTGCCGATACATTGGCTCGTTTCGTACAGCAGAGTGGTCCTGCTGCAGATACTTCCATTGTCTATGTCGGTATCGACACTTCGACCGATATTCATAAGATTGTCGCTAACACCACTCCTATCCCCGCTAGCCTTCAGATTGGCATGTTGTTCAACATTAAGATGTTGAACGCTAAGCTCCCGCCTGTAAATTCCCCTGGCCCGCCTCCGGTTTATGGAGCGGTGAATATGGAATTGAATGGTCAAGCTGGCATTCCTGTCAAAAAGACTGATGGTTCGAATTGGATAGGAGGTGAGACCATTGGTGCCCAAGAGTATATCTTTGTCTACAATGGCGTGTCGTTTACCTCGACACTTCAGAATGTCAAACCAACGCCTCCTCAGTATGTATTCTATGTGAACGGCACTTATGGAAATGACTACAATACAGGGTTCTCGGATAATGGTACTCCATCAACCGAGGCCTTCAAAACCTGCCAAGGAGCAATCAACCGCATTAAAGAGAGATACACCTCCTCTACCGGCATTACCGTCCGTGTAGCTGACGGAACCTACCCACAGGGATTTGGTGACTCGAACAACTACATTGCCGGGTGGTCTTTCATCGGAAACTCGGCTAATCCCGAAGCCTGTGTAATCGATGCTTCGAGCACAAGCCTTGCGAACTATACTCAGAATGGTTCTCCTACAGGAATTGGTGTTGCTGTGGGAGCCTTAGCTGCATTCTATATTGAGGGATTCAAATTCAGATCACAGTATCCGAATGTTCTTTGCGGTGGTTCTTTGTCTATTAAAAATTGTCATTTTACAGCTCCGTTGTATAGTCCAAATGACGTGCATTGCATTATTGCTGAGAGTGGATCGATCAATATTAGTGGTAGCAACACCTATGCTGGAGCTGGAGTTGCGTGCGGTGGTCTATTTGAAGCTGGTGCGAATGGTGTGATGGGTCTTGGAAGTGAAGATCCATTATATGGAAACAATGTGTCTTGCACGTTCACGTTCCTTGATACTCCGTCGTTTGCAACACATGGCGGTGGATATGGAGCTGTAGCCACGGCTGAAACTAATGCACTCATAGTCTTTACTCAGAATATGACCACCTTTGTTCTACAAGCTGGGAAGGCTGTCGGACATGAGTATATCTGTACGATGGCTGGAGGCATTTACTTCGACAGAGGAGCTATCAATGGTTGGCTCCCAGCTACTATGCCGGGAGTTGTCGATTCTACTTCATATGGGTGGGTACTCTAAGAGAGGTCTACCATGTCTGTTCCTACTGCTGGTCTGGCTAGCCAGACTCCTTCTACTCCTGGTCTCCCTATCAACGCTATCGCTGCAAACATGTCGGGAGGCTACATCGTCAATCCCCTGATGGCAGCGGACCAGGGCATTGGAACTGCTGAAGTGCTCTTTGTGAATCAGGTCGGACCTGCAGATACGAATGCTAATGGTACGACCATTGCACTTCAGCCGGGACAATCGTACACTGTAATCCCTAGTACGACAACACCTGTCAGTGTTGCTTCCCTGACTCCAAACCATAAGTTCACCGCTGTCCAATGGGCATAACATGGCCGAAGCTGCTCCGCTATCCGAAAGTATTCTAGGTTCAGGAGCCGGAGGTCCATTATCTGCTCCTACCCCATGGCTCTTGGGTGTAGGATATATCTACTATCCTTATGGAGTTGTGATCGGAGCTCCTGTGGGATTAGGGAAGGGAAATGGTACTCTAAATACCAAAGCACTGTGGATAGACGGAGCACTAGTCGATCTATCCAAATATGTTCTTTGGACTGGTGGTACTTTGACTGGAATGCTGACACTATATCAGGATCCAACTGTCGCAATGCACGCTGCGACGAAGCAGTATGTAGATAATAGGATCACAAATACTCAGGCAATATTCGCCGGCTATCTACAACTTGCCGGTGGTACTATGACAGGGGATCTGATCCTGGCAGGTCCTCCAACAGTAGATCTTCAACCAACAACCAAGAAATACGTGGATGATAAGCTCACAGGGCTTATCGCCGTGCCTGATGCACCTATAGACGGAACTATCTACGGGCGTGGTGGTCCTAGTGGTGGTTCCAATAGCTGGTCCGGGGTATTTGATGCGGGGACTTACTGATGGCAAATGTCCTGAAGATTCTGCGATCGATAGTTCCCGGCAATCGACCATCCAGCAAGACATATGGTGAACCATATGTCAATTTTGGTGATAACCAACTCGGTGTATTTGATTCTAGCAATACTGCACGAGATTTGATAGGGGTTCCTGTATTTACGACTGCACGTTCCTATCCTGTAAATTTCGTTGTCAGTTATCAGGGTCTGGTATATGTATCTCTAGTAGCTGTAGCAGCCGGAGCTTGGAATCCTGCTCAGTGGTCCCCGCTTGCCTCCCAGTCTCAAGTCAACGCAATTGCCGCATTCACCACCGGCGACGTGAAAATGACGTTGAAGACTGTGGCGGATGCTGGTTGGATTATGATGAATGACCAGGGTATTGGTGATGTTGGATCCAGTGCAGCTTATGCGAATGCTCTGGCACAGAATCTATTCACATTGCTGTGGACAAATATTCCTAATGCATATTGTCCTGTTACACCGGGAGGTCGTGGAGCATCTGCTGCTGCGGACTGGACTGCGAAGAAACAGTTGACATTGCCGAAGGTTCTTGGTCGTGCTCTAGCGGTAGCTGGAACTGGTCCTGGTCTAACAAATCGGGCGCTAGGTTTAATTCTTGGTGAAGAAAATCACACATTGACTGTTGGTGAAATTGCAGTCCATCATCATGATTCTAATCCACATCAGCATTCGTGGCCTAATGCTTCTATTATTTCATTAATCGGTAATCAAGCAGTTCCTTATCATTCAGTAGATCCAGGAAGTTCATTCAATGTTCCGGATTATGGAGGTTATGTAGATCCAAATGCAGTTCCGACTTCTGCACTAGGTATATCAACATTAGATAATGGAGGTGGTGCTACTCATAATAACATGCAACCCTCTTCTTTCCTTAATGTTATGATCAAACTGTGAGGTAGCCATGACTATTCCAACAGTCCAACAGTTTGCTAACGAATGGCGGTTCCATACCGACGATGGAGATATTTCATTAACTCCTAATCAGTTGGCGACAGATCTT